CATGATAGACGCTTCTCGCCTCAGGAGACAGTTCCGCCGTTGCGACAACATCCCCAGGTTGGAGGCCTTTTATTGTGCCTGCGACCGCTTCGAGAGCGTCTTTCTGTGCATTGATTTTCTCAATCTCAGGTTGTATCTGTGCAAGATACTCTGCCGATTCCGCACTACCGTCATTCTGTACGGCTGTCAGTTCTGCGAGATCGGAATCCAGACGGTTCATACGACGCTTAATTTCTGCCGCAGGATGATTCACATCTGCAAGCAAAATATCCCGTGCAAGGGCGCGGTGCTCATGTTCTGCAAATGCGCTCTCCACGTAACGGTCAACGGAATCGCCAACTTCCTCTTCTGTTTTCGACTGGAACGCACTAAGCACTTCCTTGACGATCTTTGCCTCATGCTGTGCCTGCTTATCCGTATAGAGATCAGAGGACTTCGTGATGTTCTGAAAGAGTACCTTGCGTTTACCCTCGTCCAGATTCGTTGTCATCTGTTGGAGCGTCGACGTCTTAACAGGCAGCATCCCCGTCCCGTCCGCGCACGCCTGCAGTTCCTCCGCGCTGATGTTGTTTGCGGCGGCGAGCTCCTGTACAAGCTCCGCGCCGCCCTCCTCCTGATTGAGGGAGACAATATCCACCGATGTAGTCTCCATCCCATAGCGGCGGTTCTGCGAGTCCAGCATCTCATTCACAAGATCGGGGGCCTTGCCCTGGAGTTCCTGCACGTTCTTCAGGTTGTCCCCTACCGCCTCAACAGTATTCATGAGGTGCTGATTCTCATTGACGCTCCGATAGAGGCGGTCTTTGATCAGATTCTCCATATGAGCGCGTGCCCCGAGCATTGTATTCGTATGTGCGCCAACATGACCGCCGAAACCGATGAGACCAAACCCCATGATAGAAGGAGCGGCCTCAATTGCCGCAGCCGTGGATTTCTGCAGAATTTGCCGGACAGATGAAATCTCAGCATCATCGCCCTTGAGTGCCATCTGCGCCATATTCTCGATGACCATGTCCGAGACCTGCTGTGCAAACTCCTCCTGCAGCTCTGTATTAAACGTAATTGCGCCCGCTTTTGCCGCGCCAAGAATCCGTTCTTTGATGAGCGTACGCGCCGCCTCGTTCGCAGTTGCCCCTTCTGCGGCCAGTGCCAAATCTTTTGCTCCTGCACCTGCATAGAGGTCGCGCAGGCTTTTTGCCTCACCCCGCCCGAAAATCGTACGTGCAATCTTCTGCAAGGCAAGCTGCTCGATCACGCCCTCAGCAAGCCCCTGTGTCGCCGACAGTGCCGCCGCCTGTGTCGGCGTATACATCGCACGCCCCTTTGCGTCGAGCTTGTTCAGATTCTCTTCATACTGACTGCCGCCGATCTCAAGCCCCATAACAGCGACAGCGGCAGCTCTTCCGACATTTGCCGCCGCGCCTGGATTCTTGGTTGCGGCAAGAACAATACCTCCCGCAACCGCTCCAATCCCCTGTGCAGACGCAATCATCGGGATATTCTCTGCAGCACCACCGATCATTGCGCCAACAGTCTGCCCAACACCGCCATAGGAATACTCCGGCAGTTCGTCTTTCTTTTTGTCGAGCGCAGTAATCCAATTCTGCTCATCTTCGGTGAGTTTGCGTCTGCCAATCATCGCATTCGCATAGGTCATCTGCTTGCGAATGTTGTAGTAGCCGCGCTCTACGCCTGTTGTGACACTTCCCGCGAAGCGCATAAACTCGTTGCTGTATGCATCATTGACCGTCTGCAGCCCCTCGGCATTGTTGAGCATCATGACGGCCTCATTCGTGCCGCGCTTTTCGACAATCTCTTTGAGGTATGGCATCGCTTCATAGACGCGTCGCATATTGAGGTCGCCGCTCGCGTCGAGCATGCCGGGCACCTTCTTGAGTTTTTCCGCGCGCTGGACGATCTTCATGACTTTTTCCCACACATCGGGGTCATTAGCAATCGTCTCCGCGCGAATCCCTGTGAGGTCATGCGCTTTCTTAATCTGCTCACGCTTCTCATCCTCGCCGTAGAAATAATCCGCATAGAGTTTGGATGCCTGAAAGCTCTCGGGCATAACCCCCTTGATGAGGTCTTTCCCTGTGATCGGTTCCGGCGGTGCAGTCATGTCTTTTGTGTAATATGGATTGTCGAAGTCGACAGGCTCCACACTGCCATCATGAAAGCGATCTCGCAGCATGGTGTAGACAGAATCCGCAATATTAGAGACAGACCAATCCGATTCTTTCTGCGGCTCATAGGACTTTGTCATCATCAAATCCATCACGTCGCTGCTCATGATCGGATTGCCCGCGTCATCACGCCTGCCTGTCTCGTAGGTCGTGTACTCGCTCGTCGGCGCATAGTTTACTATATCGTTCAGCTCGTCGCTGTTGTTCTCGCCGGGCATCTTGATTTTGACACCGATATTCCCGCTCGCCACATCGCGGCGCATCATCTGCTCAATTTCTGTTCTTTTCTGCGGATCCATAGTTACCTCCCGTTATCCTCCGTATACGATCTCTTTTCCGCTCTTCCCGTTCTGCATCCCGTTGATGAGATCATCCGTCTTTATGCGATATGCACCACCGCCATTGATCAGTGTAACAACAGATTCACCATTCCCTGCATCTACAACGCTTGCAATACCGATGTTAAAGAGCTGTGCTTCGTTCGTGTCGATCTTATTCCCACCAAAACCGAAGAAACCGCCGCTCCCAGAGATTGTCATAGGAGCCATCTCTCCCGCCATTTTCTCAATAATCCACTGCTGAGATGGCATTTCTCCGTTATGATCTTTTTGATACTCACGAATGAGATATCCTGTCGAATCTTGTGCAACGGCAAAATTCGAATCAAACATCCCGTTTTCATATCCGCCAAGCCCAGTCTTAACTGCCTGTTTGATGCTCCCCCAGTCATACTTAAAGGCGCCTTTTCCGGTCTTGTAATCATCAATGACATCCAGCAGTTCTTTTCGCATGCTATTTTCCATATGCGGATTTCCGATGATCGTGTCATAAGCATCGTTGATGCTGATCTTGCCCGCCTGCAAGGCGTTGATGAGCTGATATTTGTACTCCGGTCCCGATATTTTAAGAGCCGCCGCCTCTGCTGCAGCACGCCGATTCGCCGCTGCTTCTGCTCGTGCTTGATCTGCCTGCCCCGCTTTCATCGCGCTGTTCATCAGTTTTACCGAGACACGCGGATTATCCCCTGCGATGCTCGTAATGGCGGACTGATATTCAGCAACAGAATGATATTGTCCATCATTTTGGAGCTGCATAATCGCCATCTGCCCCTGCTCAAACAACCTACTATCTTCACGGTCGCGGGCCGCAAGCTGCTTCTGCATCCCACCGAAAATCTTATCCGTTCTCTCCTCAATCTCCATGTCAGAGAGTGGCGTTTCCGTGACGCCGCGCCCGAAGCCGACGACTTTGTAAGTGTTCACGTCAATTTCTGCAACACCATTCAGGCCGGACTGCCACACCTTTTTAGACCGTCCATCATAAACGCCTACATGGGCTATTCCGTATTGCCCTTCCTCTGCGCCCGTCCCCGTCCAGTACACAAAATCCCCCGTACGAAGCTCGTTAGGATCGCTGAATGTCCTTCCCATCTGTTTCAACTGGACATACTGTTCATCCGCACAACGGCTCTCAAACTGAATTCCAAAGAGCCCGCCTACTTGCATCGCCCATGAACCGCAGTCATATTTTCCGTTCGCCCCGTTGAGAGGAGCGCCAAGCTGATACTTCGCCCCCTCAGTCTGCTTGCAGAACGCGTAGAAACTGTCCAGGTTCGGTGTATTCCCATGCGCATTCTTCTGGACCCATGCTTTGACCGCATCGCGTGACGCCTCAATGCCAAGCTCCTTGATTGCATTCTGTGCCTCACCGAACTCAAGCTCCTGCTGTGCATGCTTCCGCACTGCGCCAAGCGCCGCCGCCCGTTGATTGCCATCCATGTACTGCCCGTACTTATTGCAGATCTCATCCATCCGCTTGAAATCCGCTGTCTGCATCGCGAGAGACATCGCCTGACCGACTGCCTGTCTGCGGAATACCTCTTGTTGTTCTTTTACCTTCTCTTGCCCATAGCCGCCCCATCTGCCTTCAATCAAGGCATCGGAGCGGTTAAACGCCATATCGATGGCTGCATCATTCCCGCCATATTCGAGGATTGTATCGTTACAAACATCAAGAGCATTCTTATACTGCGTGTCCTTATATGCTTCAAACTGCTCCTGCTGATACCGCATGACATTCATGCGGCGCGTTACATTATCCCGCTCCGTGAACTCATTGAACGCACGGGCTCCAGTACCATAACGCAGGACACCTTTGTATTTTGCAAATACGGCATCCCTCGTCTTTTGCTGGAGCTTGTCATACTCCTCCGTGATATTGAGAGCGCCCTCCTCTTTCTTCTGCATCAGCTCAAACGTGCCCTCACTCATGAGCTTGTTATACATGTTGTTGGCCGCAAGCGCCTGTGTCTGCTCCACCTGATCTTTCAACGCCATAGCACCCTTAGCAAGCACATTTCCGGTTTCTCCCTGTGCCTGCGCAAGCGCCTGTTCGCCTTGATTGCTGTACTGTACGCGCGTGATCTGCGCCGCAGGAGCGCCGACGCCCTCTTTGTTCTGAAACGGTGAAAAATCCATGAAGCAAACCTCCTCTTATCTCATGGAGAAAAACGTACTTTGGCGCGGTATCCCGTATCCCCGCGCATTATAATTTCCAATGTGGCTGCCAAAACTTGTGCCTTTACCGCCCCATCCGTGCAGTCCAACTCTCCAATCCCGACCGCCGAACGAACCGATCTGCATTCCCGTCGCCTCTGCTGTCTTTTGTGATGCAGAGCTGACGCCCGTATAGAGATTGCTCGCCAGTGAAAACGCGCCTGTGAGCATACTGTTCATCATTGCACGCTTGCCGGCGGCCCGATAATTGCGTGCGTTTGTACTGTGGAAATTGGACTGATTCTGAAAGTCTGTCGACTGCTGCAGCATATTATCGACCTGCTGACGACCATTGTAGAGGCCCATGCCTGTCTGCTCATTGATTGCATAGCCCGTATCTGCAAGAGCCGCCGCAGCACTTCCGGATGCCGTGACACCGCTCGCACCGATTGCCGCACGCTGCTGCCCCATCCGAAGGAGTGCCCTGCGTCGCTCATTCTCTGCATTGATCTTGTTATTCTCGTCCTGCCGTTCGGCGGTCTCCTGTGCCTTGTCCGCGTTCATCTGCGCGATCTGCGCATTCTGTTCCGACTGTCGCGCCGCCGCTTCTGCCTGCGCCTGCTGCGCCCTCCCCTGCATCCACGAGGAAAAGAGAGTGCCGACAATTGTCGCCGCTACCCCCATATAACTCACTCCTTTTTGAAAAACTCAAACAAATGATACGGCAGGCCGTAGAGCCCCATCGGCTTCGCCTTATGAACAACAGCGCCCAACCATTTCAGCCATGCGATTGTGTCATGGTTTCCTTTATCGACATAGTTATAGAGATACTCCCAGTCATGCAAAAACGCGCGGATTCCTTCGCGCGTTTTCTTGCCTGTATAGATTTTGTGCTTTGCCGTCTCCGCTGTTGCAAGCATCCAGATAATGCCATGCCGAAGAATAGGATTCGTCTCGATAACGCCAAACGCTGAAATAATAACGCCGTCACAGTAGCAGGCATATGCCGCTTTGCTGTTACGCCAACAACGCATCACCTCAGCTTCGACGTTCGGCCCCGTCATGCCGATCAGCTCGCGCCGATCTTCGGGGCGCAGGTGTGCGGCAAGATAGGAGAGATCATCATCGGTTGGGGTGCGGTATGTAAACTCAGCCACCTGCTTCCACCTCCGGAACAATGGATAGAATCGTCAGCGGCAGCGGGTCAGTCTGCTTGATCGTCAGATATACTGTATCCTCATAGCTTGCGCTCGGGATGACGACATGGCGTTTCCCGTTGTAAAGTGCAATCGGACTGTCATATTTCTCAGTGCTGCGCCACTTAATCGCATCAAGTCTCTTTTCCCCCACGCCATAGAGCCCACCGCGTGTATCGCGGAAGAGGATTGTCATACATGAGACGCGTTTCTTGCGCCCCATGTAGGAGCCGTCCTGCACGCTGAACTCAATTGGCATTGTCTGAATCGTGCTCTCAAAGGGCAAACCAACTGTAATCTTGCTGAACGCTTTCGGCAGTCGCAGAACACCACTCTCATTCACACGCATATCCGCAAGGACATTCCCATCGGCAAGCACGGAGACAGTCTTCCCAGTGAGCCATGCAAGCCCTGTGAGCGCATCTTTTGCTTCGCCGTGATAAATATATCCTGCATCTACATAGAATTGCTCCTCAGGCGCTGTATTACGTATCTGCGAGCCCATCTGCTCGACATAGTATGCGCCATCACGCTCTACAACCGCCCAAAGTTCTTCTTCACGATCGCCCGAGATCGTGCACACATCCGTGAATTTCCCCGCCGTCGTATGCTTGTGCCACGCGTATACGTCCTGCTCCTTGATGTAGGTCATGCCCAGTAGCGCGCCATCCTCCCGTACGCACCAAACAACCGTGTTCGGCGTCTGCTGATAGGCGAGCGCAACAATCGTATGCCCCTCAAAGAGATGCGCAGCAAGGAGAGATACGTCATCTCCCGTGTACTTGTCCACATCATAACTATATGTGAGGTCACGGATAACACTGCCCTGATGCTGCACATAGACAATACGCCCGCCGATGACGACCGGAGTTAGATTGTTGATGCCGCGATACTCCTGTGGTTCTGCTTTCTGATTCGTTGGCGTAAACGTCTCGTTTCCGCCACCTACCTTGTACTCGCCGCCAGAGGTGAGCATAAGCATTTCACCAAATGGGATAATGGCACGAATGCCGTTCATCTGCCCGCCCGAGAGCGTTCCAGTGATTGCGTCACTGTCCTGTTGCGGGGTATTGACCCAGAAATTGTAATAGTCTCCCGATTGTGATGCCCAATAGGTCTGCGGCTTTGCGCGACTGCCCGCAAAGACAAGGCGGTCTTCAAAGAAGCTCACCGCTTGCGGATAGCCCTTCTTTGCATTCCACGCCGAGAGGGAAAAATCATTCGTTGCATCTATTCGCGCAAGCTCACGTTTGACCGTGGCCGTTGCAGTATTTGTTGACGTAACGGATGTAATCTTTGCCACACCATAATAATCCTGCGCGAACGTCTGAATTGTCACATAGCCACGTTGCCGCTCGTTCTCGTTGCTCCATACAGATGTATCAAACTTTTCACTACGCACACGATACTCGACGATATCATCACCTTTGTTTGTGTAGTTGAGTGTGTAGTTCTGCGTGCGGTTAGCATGCTGTTCTTGCAATGCAATCCATGTATCCGTGGACTTATCATGTTTCTCTACTATAAAGCTGCCATTCCAAAAACCAAACGATTCCACGTAGACTGTTCCACCCGGAACGCAGCGTACAACAAGCGGTGTGGTTGGAATACCTGATTTAAGCTGTCCACCCATCGTATGCCCAAGACGAATCAGACTGCCGACCATATCCTCTGTGAAATAGTCAACGCTTGCCTTCAACGTGATTTCACCCTGCACACCTGATGCTCCGATCTTTAAGCCATCTTTTGTATTGGGATCCTCAAACGGTCCGCCCGCAATATCCATCCGCTCGAACTTCCAATCCGTGACCCCATAGCGTGTGAGTGTCATTGGAGGGTGATTGACATGCACTAAAAAGAGGACGTCTGCAGATTGCGTATACTTGATATCCGATAAATCAGCCTCGGTGTACGATGTGAGGATCACAAGAGGAGCATCATCCTTAACGACAATCCCACCTTTTGTAAACACTCGAATACATCCAGCGGTGAACTCGAGAACATAACTCTGTTCCGTCGAATACTGAAACGGAATCAGGCGCGCCATTTTCCCGCCCTGCGTCTTTGCCACATGACGAAAGCCCGGGCGGCGTGTCGCCCCGCCATAGCGCAGGACAATCATATTCTTTAATGTCGACGCACCTACATCATACTTCTGTAAATCCGTCCGCCCGTAGAGTGCAGGCGTGAGTTCGCCGCCAGCAAAACTCGGCTTTAGGGGATACATTTGCCCGCCCGCCATCAGAAGTCACCCCCGAAACGCGCCGCAATGAGCGTATACGGTTCTTTCTCCTCCGCATTCTGCTCGTCCTCATTGTTCGCCACAGCATCCAGAAAGAGCGCCGTATATTGTTCTTCGCAATATCCCGGAAGCTGTGCATTTCCTGTGAGTTTAAATGCAATAGCTCCAGCAAGTTTCCAGCTGAGGGCTTCGACAAACTGATCATCAAAAAGACCTGTGTCCTCGATGTCTGCCGTATACTCTGCCGAGACATTCGCCACATCGGTATAGATGACGCGCCCTTCTTTGTCACTGACAATCTGATACCCCGTATACGCAGGGATGTTGTCGAAATGACCATTATAGAGCTTGCGCAGCGCAACGCATGACGCAGGATAACGATAGGCGTAGGAATAGCCCTGCGGCTTATCCGTAAGTTCCGCAAGCTGCACTCGACGCGTTGCCCACGTCCACGGATATTTTCGCAATACGACGCGGCGGCAGTGGTCGTAAAACTGACTGCATACACGCGCCGGCTCACTTGCTTCTGTGAGTGCCTCGACTGTATCAATCCCGATTCGCGAGAGTGCGAGATTGCAAACATCGATCTTATCCATCATTCCACCTCCTTAAAGAGAAAAGGGGCTGACGCACGAAAACACTTGTCCCCATACATCAGCCCCACTCCTTATTTCTTGCGTCCTCTCTTTGCCGTCGTCGGAATCTCCTGCGCGGGCGGCGTATCGTCGTTCACATCGCCCTCATTCGGAGTATCCTGCACGGGCGGCGCAACCTCTTCCAACGCATCAAAATACGGAGGCACTTCCACCTCCGCAGGAAGATCAACAACCTCGTCTTTCTCATAGAGCCTGTTGCGAAACTGACAGGTCGTATTCACGCGATATCGCATTAGAGATTCACCGCCGTTCCAGAGCTCATGTACGCCGTAAGCTTACCGCCCGTCGGCGTAGTTCCTGCAATCACAAGGCGCACATAACGATTGCCCGTGCGAATCGGGGCATAGAACTGCGCGAGCGTCGCCGCCTTCTCCGTCTGGTTGATAGAGGTCGGCACAGTTACACTCATCTCAGTAACCGGCGAAGCAAACGCCGACGTCGCCGAGGACTGAACCGTGATCGTCTCCACCTTGCCCGACGTGACTGGCGCGGTAAGCTTAACGTCGATAAAAAGCGGATGTACGAACGCACCGCCGAGCCCGATATCAAGCACCGAACTCGTAACAGACGCCGCCGTTGCAACATCATTGCAAAAGATCAATTCGTTATCAATATAAGCCATAACCTATACTCCTTCCTTAGTCAATCTTGCTCTCAGTGTTCAGGATCGCATCGCAACGCAGAACCGGGACGCCCCAGAAATGCGTGATCTTCTTACCGCCGAACTCGTCGATCGAGAGACGCACATTTGTCTTCTTGGACGCGAGGATGTCAAGATACGTCTGGACAGCGCGATTCCCGAAGAATGCCATCGTGCACTTGTCGGGATTCTCGATCTGGTTGTAGGCACGGATGAGATTCTCGACAAACGCATCCGCCTCCGCACCCGCGAGTTTGCTTGTGTCGATGTTGGCAACACGAACGACATAGCGAGGGTCACGCACGCACAGCCCCATATCCCAGTTGTACTGCGACTCGTAACCGTAATACTTGCCGCCATCCTTGTCGAACAGGGACCGCCGGCCATTATCAAGATACCTAAACCCTGCATTCGTGCCCTCGGGGAAAATTCCATAGACGGTATCCTGGCTGTAACCGACAAGCCACAGAGAGGTCAGGGCGTTGCCCGTTCCTCCTGCGTCAATAATCTGATCTGCCCAAATACGATCCTGAGTTGTCTTACTGTAGTAGTAAGCGGAAAGCCCGGTAAACTTTGCCGGCGTGACCTTTTCGTCTCCATAGAAGAAGGTTGCCGCCATCTCCTGGTTCATCGCCTCCTGATAGGCTACGTTCTCAGAAAGACGCCATGCGTTGTCATTGCCGTTGATCTGCATCAACTTCTCGTCAATCTGCGCAAACGCTTCCATTCCGCCGCAGGTGAAGGATTCCGTCTTGCTCTTGGACTTGCCGGGCTTCGTGCCCTTGTTGATGATACGCCATGCCACATCCGGCAGTTCTGCACGGATAAGGGCTGTTTCCATTGTCTTCTGGTTGCACTGTTTGAACGGCATCACGTCAAGAATACGGTTCGTCTTACTCTGCAGTTCGATAATCTTCTGCTCCGCAAGCTGCCCCTGCGCACCAAAACGTGCTGCCCAATCCTGCAAAGTTACGCAATCACTCATGTTTTATTCCTCCAGTTCTTAATACTTACTGTTCGCAAAAAGCAAATCTGCTGCCGTCGCCTGTGCAGCGGCCTTTCCATCCGGCGCATTGTCCTCCTTCAGAAGATGACCGATGCGCTGCAAGAACGCCTGTACCGCTGGATGATACGCAGCACCGGATTCAATCAAGGCGTTCATGGCATCGCCGCCGCCGAACGTATCCACAGCGATCTTTGCCGCCGCAAGATTCTCGGGGGTATTGAGCCCCTGCTTAGCGCACTCATTCATCCACCGGTTCTTGATCTCTTCCGCCTGCCGCTGCTGCTCCATCACAATGTCCGCATGCATCTTGAGCAGGCTGTTCGCCTGTTCCTGCGTCATCTTCGCTTCCTTCGCAACGGCCGTAAACGCTTCTTTCTGCTCGTCCGAAACTGTCAGGCCTTCGGGAAGGTTGAACTCATACGTCTCTGGAACAGCAGGCTCCTGCTGCTGAAACCCAAACGGATTCTCCGGCGGTGTTGCAGGAGGTGTGTCCTGCTGTCCACCCGGCGGATTCTGCGGCGGCGCAGCGGGTGTCTCCGGCGGCTGTGCGGGCGGTGTGCCCTCCCCGCCCTGCGGGTTAGTATTCGTCGTCTCGTCCATGTTCTAATTCCTCCATTCTTCTTTGATGCTCGCGGCGCATCGTGTATTCCAGCGCAAGCCCATCCTCGGATTCGCTCGCAGATTCAATGCGGCGGATGCAGCGCAGGATTTCATCACCAACCGAACGCCGCCCGTTGGCGAATATGTCCTCACGCCCGTTTCCTGTGGTGTAGTGTTGATCTACGCCGCAGAGGTCAAGTACCTCCAAAACAAAACGACGCCCTTCCGGACGCCGCATAATGTTTTCGAGTGTATCTAAATCCATACATCAACCTCCCCCCAGAATGCTGCCAATCGTGTTTTCATTGACCGGCGTTTCGGAGAGAAGCCTTGCCGCCTCTACGCTGTCTCTCAGCGGCTTTGCCATCGCTTCCGCCTGCTGCATCTGCTGCATCTGCTGCATCTGCTGCGCACGCTGCTGTCGCATCTTCTGCACATCCTGCTCATCACGCATGATCGTTTCAGGCGTGCCGGACATCTGTGCATGCTCGCGGATTGCCGCATCAAGATCAAGGTTGTCCATGATCTCAGGCGACGCACCCATGAGATTCCCTGCAATCGCAAGGGTTTTCTCCATTGCGTTTGTTCCAACGGCTCTCTGGGCCTGTGCAAGCAGTGAGATAAACTCCGCCTTGATACTCTCCTCCTGCCCTTTGAGTTCTTCCGGCAACGGAGGCAGAAGCCCGTTGCGGTAACAAATTTCAAACGACCGCCGTGTGAGTGGTGCAAGAACCTCGTTGTGCATCTGCTCCAATACGGGAGAGAGCATCAAAAGTTTCTCCTCGTGCCGTTCCGCAACTTCGCGGGCGGTCATCTGCGGATTGTCCTGCTGTGCAAGCATCACAAAGAGGTCGTTGTAAAATGCCGCGCCGATCTGCTGCTGCTTGTACTGGATTGTCTGCATGACCTCTCCGCGATCACCTGTCGCCTCATAGAGCGGGCGAACCCCATTGATCATGCTATCCGGCACAAGTGTTTCTTTGCCAGGCAGACGGTTGACCTTGCCAACCGAGGACGGGACAATCAACGCGGGGTCAGAGCGGTGCTCTAGGAGACGCATATTGATCTTCTCGATCTTCTGCAGCTGCATACAGTTCCCGAGTGCATTGTGCCCGGGTCCGACGCCGTAAATCCCGTTGGCGATCACCGTCCAACGCGGCATCAGAAACGGGACTTCGTGATACCCGCTGACCTTCAGAAACACATCGGTCTGCGCATCCTCGAAATAGTAGGACTTGTACTTGAAGTTGAGCAGTGCATTGGAATCTGGCTTGTAGTCAGCATTCTTCTCAATGAGCATGGTCACAGGGAAATAGTCTTTGAGATTCTTCGCACGGTACGCGTTATGCACCGCATCGCTTACAACGTCCTCGCCGAACTCGTCCACCATCTGCCACGCGTTGAGCTTGAACTTGCGTGCAAACTGTACGACACGCCCGCGTGCATCCACATTGCCCGCGTACTCGCCGCAGGTGTAGGGACGTGCCCAAACGCCTGTGTTGAAGTCCTCCAGAAGAAGTGCCGCACCCGTGCCGAACTGCGTAAGCTCCGCCTCGATGTTGAGCAACATGTTGTAGATATTGCTCTTGGCATAAATGCCCATGAGCACATCCTGACACTCCTCAAGCCACAGCTTGACCGTGTGATACTCCGCGAGCTCCTTGTCCTGAAGTCCGAGCGCAAACCACGGACGAGACGGCGACGTAAGCCCCGAATGCAGCCCTGCGGCACATTTCCCGCTCGCCTCCATTGGATATGGGTCAAGCAGGAAATAATCGCGGCGTCTGCCGTCCTGCGTCTTGTCCTCGTCAAAGCGGCCGCGTGTCGGATTGATATACTTACTGAGTTGTTTCCATGTACTCTCGAACTGCGTACGCTCGGTCATCATCTGTGTAACAAGATTTTTCTTGCGGCGGATGGCATCGCTGTCGCGCAGCATCTCCTGTATTGCTTTTGGCATCTGTGCCATAGAGATCACTCACCCAGCAGAGCTTTTTTGATGTTGCTCATCATATCCGACATCCCGCCAAAAAGGCCGCCCGTCTTGTCCGTTGACGCGCGACCTCTTGCTTTTGCAAGCTTATCGTGGATCGACTGACGCTCTCCCGCAGTTGCGCTGTCAATCGTCGCCGCAGCAGTAGAACCCGGCGCACTCTGTTTCACTGGCGGAGCACTGCCACCGCCTCCACTGCCGCCGAACAACTGCAAATCAAACTTCATACCACATTCCTCCTTTCAAGGGTCACATATCCGCAAACGGATCGTATTCTGCCGATGAGGCATCGTCTCCAATCCCTCCCGCAGACGGATTTATATAAACCGGCCGAGCGAACGTCAGGACAAACCCATCGGCAAGATCGGGGCTTTTCCCCGTCCGTTCTTTGAGTTTGTCCTTAGGCTCCAGAATGATTCGCCCCGTCGGGTTAAATTTGTACTCTACCGTTGAGAGCTCTGTCTTGAGCTCTGTATTCTGCGGGATTGCACCGCCCGCCTCAAGCCATGCGCGGCACTTGAAATACATCTCTGCCCGGATGTTTGCATAGCGAGCTGCATCCATTGCCATCTCACCGAAATTGACCTCCGACACCTGATAGCGCAGCTGCCGCAGGCGGTCAATCACACCTGCCCCCATTGCCCCAGCATCGATAAAGGTCGCGTGCGGATGATACTGGTTGATACAGTCAATCACACGGCTTGCAGTCTCCATCGTGGAAAGCCCTTGGAACGTACGGATATCCTTAAGCCAAAGCCCTTGGCGGATGCACAGCACCGTCCTGTCATCGCCGAATCGTGCCACATCCACGCCGAGGATCACAGGCTGTCCGAGCACATCATCATCCTTGAGCAGCCTGTTTGCGGCGGTCGTGACAAGATCAATCGGGATAACCACATCGGATGCCGACGCCGTGAAGTCGCAGAGGAGCTCCTGCCGAATCTCCATCTCTGTCATCTGCGCCTGCATATCCTTGAGTTCTTCGGCGGGAAGCACGCCCGTCTCATCGGCCCTATAAATGCAAGAGTACCAACCCGCCGATTTCTCCGCGTGTTGGTACATCTCGTAAAACTGATTCTGTCCCTTCGGGGTCCCGATGAATACCGCCCATCCTTCGCGGTCGGCAAGCGCAGGACGAATGACACCGCCCCAGAGTTCGGGCTTAATATCCGCATACTCGTCGAGGATTACCCCGTCGAGGTAAATCCCGCGCAGCGCGTCGGGATGATCTGCGCCGATGATATAGAGACGTGCGCCCGGTGATCTTGCATGCCGTGTCGGCAGTTCGATATAAAGCTCCGATTCATTCACCGTGCGATTCGGGATTGGATTGGTATAGTACTTGAGATACTCCCACGCCACACGCTTTGCCTGATTGCGGTACGGCGCGACATAGGCATAGACAGGCGCTTTTTTGTCATTGAGTATCGCCTTACGTATCATCTCATTGACCGTGCCGACCGTCTTGCCGAAACGACGGTGACAGACAAGCACCGCAAATCGGTTGGCAGTGAGCGCGGGATGTATCGTGTCCTTCCAGATCGGGCGCGGCGTGTACGGTATCACAATCTCGCTCATGTGCCGCCCTCCCATCGGAATGTCAAGGGGCCGCCGTCTGTACCGCTCACCTGCGTTTTGTTGATGTATACCCCATCCATCTTGTTGAGCAAATCCATTGCTTTGAGACGATCCGGCTTTGCCGTCTCCTCATCACGGGCAAACTGCGTAAGTAATTCACGCCTTTCTGCCGCATCCATGATTTTGCTGGAAGCAAATTCTTTGCGAAGTTCAGCAATTCGGGCTTGGATATTAGCCTTTTTTAGCAATTTGGTAGCACAAACAGCAGCAGCTTTATCTGAATTGACCTTGTAACCCGCTTTCTTGTAGGCTTCCGCGTTGCTTCCACAACGTACAAATTCCACACAAAAATTCTCCTGCAGCTGCTGCATATACTCACCTCCTTACTTATAAAGAATCCGGATATTTTACATCTCCCACAAACGAAGTGTAAAAAATCGGAGAAATTTATATCTCACTCATTTCGGTTCCAGATTCTCCACACGACGTTGAAACGCAACAAGTGTTTTTGCCATTCGTTCAATCAATCGCTCCCAGAGATCATGTCGCAGAGGGTCATCCTCTGGCTCAAACGGAGCAAAAGATAAATGCAGGAGCTCATGAACAAGGACTTTTTCTACGTCATACTGAAACGTGAAATCATATGGGACTTTGGGGTCGAGCAAGTGAATAAGCGCCTCGCCTTTCGCGAGTTCGACAAAACATTCACCTTCTCGATCTGGTTCACTCAGCTCATCTGGTCGCCCAAGGTTTACGCGCACATCCCAGTCGTTGAGCTTTAGAATTTCCTGCCATCTCTTACATAACTCGTTAATCTGACTATCGTTTCTCATAAAGGGCCTCTCTTTTCTCAATAGAAAAGCCGCCTCGATTGAGACGGCTATCCGTAAGGTATAGGAGGAGAGATCAATAGTTTTTGGTCATCCCCAAAATATCCACGCTATCATTTTAGCACCGAAAAAGGGGTTAATTAGACGTGTCTATTTAATTTTTTTCTGCTCGATCTTGAGATATGCCTCGACAACACGATCAACGATATACCGCCACATGTCCTTTAGTGTCCTCTCAGAGACAAAGAACTCCGTATTGAGAAACCGTGCCCGCATCGTCTCGCAGTACATCATCTGCGTGCGTACCAGCCATGCCCTGCGTCCTCTCCCTGCCTTGTCGCGCGATGCCTTACGACGCGCATCCAGAAATATTCGCTTGCGCTCTGACAATCCGCGCTCCACGAACTCCACCGCCCGCAGCCATGTGTAGACAGGATATGTCTCGTCAAATTTGACACCGCGCAGAGCCTCTGCCTCCGTCGGATGCCCCGGCAGATTCCCGCCCCCTTGCGCAGGTGTGCCCCGTACATACTCCTCGCGTTGTAGGCGATATGTTTTCAGCTCCTCCGTATAGTTCAGCAGCATCGATTCCGCCTGCTTGCGGTCTTGCCGTATCTCATCTGCCATCTGCAAAGCTACTTCATTCTCAAGCAAGCTTAGCCCTCCTCAAAACGGAATGTCCTCATCGGGCACAGGCGCCCCCGCGAACTCTTTAGCATCGCTTAACTGTTGCCCGCTCTTGCTGTCGCAGAACTCCATGTATGTAACGACGACCTCCGTCACATAGCGTTTCGTCCCATCATTCGCATCATAGCTGCGCGTCTGAATTCGTCCCTCGACTGCGATCTTCTTCCCTTTTACGCAGTGGTTGCCGATGATCTCCGCCGTCTTTTCCCATGCCACGCATTGAATAAAATCTGCCTTATGTTCTCCGTCGGGGCTCTTTCGTCGGTCAATCGCCAGCGTGAAGTTTGCGCATGCCTTCCCGCTCTGTGTGTATCGCACCTCGGGATCTCTCACAAGGCGCCCGATTCCTGTCCAGTGATTCATTCGGATTTCTCCTTCATCTCGTTTTTCACGTAGATAAGTGTCACATATCCCACTTTTTGTTGATATTCGATGCTTTCAACCGCATTTTTGCGTTTGTAGTTGTTATTCCTCCGGAAATTTCATAAACACCAGCCAGATTGTCTTACCCCTCCGATTCCCGAACAGTGGCCGCACAGGAAGAAGTTTCAGAACGTCCGCCGTGTTGATCTGATCTTCCGACCATTTGAAGATCAGAACGCCGTAGTCCTTCAAGACGCGCATGCATTCCTCGAATCCTCGGCGCATATCATTCTGCCATGTGCTTTCGAGCACACCGTACTTGATGCCGAGCCATGAACTCTTTCCGGCTCTGCACAGGTGCGGTGGGTCGAATACGACAAGTCGGAAACTCTCGTCAGGAAATGGTATCTCTCGGAAGTCCGCGATCAGATCAGGCTTGACCTCGAATCGTCGGCCATCGCACAACGTTTTGGCAAAGCTGCGATTGTCCATGAACACGGCCGCCGGATGCTCCTTATCGAACCAAAACATCCGAGAGCCGCAGCAGGCGTCAAGTATCTGTTTCACGGCTCTCCTCTATCTCACGTAAATAATGTTTGGATAACTCCTCGTGATAATGCTTGCTCTTGTGTGCGTGAATCACATCATCATCAAGTGTAGTGCAAAACGCCATCATCAAGCGCATACTCGCGTTGATGATATGTGGTTCAGTCCTATCCCCCATTCGGTAGAGGTTGATATGACGCATAGCACGGGAAAGGTGTTCGTCCGATGGGATGGTTCGCCACGTTTCACCCGGATGTTTCGCTGCTCCCTTTGTCAGTCCCTTGGCAATTTCATCCAGCCACGATGCCGAAATGTAGCGGTATTCGTTCTGTTCCTCGTCCTGCGGATATTTCTGCTCTTCCATGTCTCTCAACCTCCAACCTTACAAAATGCCCGATCTACCTTACAACCAAAAGCCTAGCAACGACGCGGCTTTCAGCGTCCACCGATACCGAACCTTGCATCCTGCATCAAACCTCACGTGTTCTCCGCCTCCAAAATCATTACCACAACCAAAAGGATTACTACAAAAACAAGCCACATCATGTCCACCCCCTAATCATTTTGCTCGCGAACTCATTGATACACGTTGGAACTATCTCCGGATCTTCCCACCGATTACCAACGACAATAACCTGATCTGCAATTTCGCTTAATGGACACATAAATCCATCTGCAACCGCCACAAATTCACCTTCACAAAAATCAACCAGATAGTCTTCGTCATTGTCTGTCAGAATATCCCCCTCGTAAATTCCAGTTCCATTTGCGCTTTGAACCCCTGTGTGCTGCATCAGGCGTATATTATCCAGAAGGAATTTCTTGACCGGATTGTATTGCACCGTCACGGTCTTGCGTCCGCAAAGGTTTATAGCCTCTACCGGATACATGACTTTTGACGCAGGGTCCCACGCACGAAAGTTTATTACACGCATTTATCTTACCTCCCGAAATACAATGTCCGTCTCGCGCATCATGTGGAGAAAGAGCTTTTTCCGCAGCTGATAGTCCCGCGTCCGCACGCCCTTAACCTCGATCACCTCATTGCGCCCGTCGGCGTAGGCAACGAAGAAGTCCGCCGTGTAGGTGATTGGACGTTGCTTATTGCCTTGATTGTCCACGAACCCCGCAAGGAGCGTATAGGACGGCTGCAAGCCAATGCGGATAATCTCGCCGTGCTGTTTGCGTGAGAGTAGGTCAAGATAGATTTCCGCCTCTCTCCGACTGTCAAACGTGTGTCCGCACACCGTTGTCTTGCGTGCGTTGTACTTGTTCGCCTTTTTACGCTGCGTATGCAGGATACGCATGACGTTCCCGATTGCCTCCCGTGCCGTCGGGTCGGGTTTCTTGCAGGGATGATACTCGTCCATGCCATCACCTCATCCGTATAGTTCTTCTCTCAGATCGTCAATCAACTCTGAGAGTTCCTGCCTATCCATGTCTAGGAGCGGATAATCGTCTACGTCGTACCCGAGTTCACGCAGGAGTATTTTTGCGTATTCAAGCTGCCCTTTTGTAGGCTGGTTCATTCGCTCGCCTCCTCCAAGTATCCGTGCTCACGGTTCTTCTCGTTCACGATCCTCTGCAGCTCATCGCGTTCATTTTCAAAATATCCAATACGGTTAAGCCATGAGGTACAGAACGTGATAACTTCCGTGAGTTTTAATGCGAGCCTCTTTTCCGTCACCCCCACATCCTCAATGTCTGTTTCGGCGAAAAAATCATCAACCAGGCCGCCTAAGTATCCTGCCGCCTGAATGACTTCATTCGTCTTCTTAGAGAACTCTGCGACCCAGTCCAGTGTCTTCAGGTAGCAAAATTCCGAGCTTGGCTGCGGCTTTGTCATGTCGGGATCCTGCTTGTTGTCTTGCTCTTCCAGCAGCCCTTTCGTCTGTTCCCACATATCGTATTCCATCTCAGCACGCTCCTTTCATTCGATAGTCTTTGCCCCTGATCTCTACTCGCTCGCACATCCCATAGATGCGCGACATGATCCTCTGTCCTTGCATATCGTCAACCACGTTGCCGCGGCTGTCTACGGTCGCCATATGCCCGATGATCTCCGTTGGGCTGTAGTTGCTTGTCACAACCGTCTGCAGCCGCTCGTTATAGCGGTGATTGACGATGCAAAAGAGCTGCTCCCCGACCCACTCACTCATTTTCTCGCTGCCGAGGTCATCGAGCACCAGAAACGGCGTCTCCTTGACTGCCTGCACCGTCTCCGCTGTATTGCCGCCGTCAAACGATGCGCGGATGTCTGCCATGAGATCAGGCACGGACGCAAAAAGCACAGGCTTTCCGGCTCTCGCCCGCTCGTTGGCAATGATCGCCGCGAGTTTGGTCTTGCCCGTGCCACGCACGCCGTAGACAAACAGCCCGCCGATCTCACCGTCGACCATCATGCGCGCTGCATCTACCGCTCCTTTGTTTCCGCCCGTCACCTCGTAATCTGCGAACGTATCCGTCTCATAGGCGCGTGGAATGTGCGCTGAGGCAAAGAGGCGTGCCATCCGCAGGCGCTCCCTCCTGTTGCGCTCGTGCTTGCAGGGACTGAGAACGTGGAAGAACCGCCCGTGAGATGTCTCCACCATCGGAATCATCCCCTGTGACGTCTGCTTGCAGCTCTCCCCCGTACATCCGCGACAGAGGTCTTGCAGGCGCTCAATATGCGCAATCTCATCCCGATGCCGCTCGATCTCCTCCGCCAGCAGGTCGTACTTCCCACGGAGGGACGTAGTTTCGGTTTGCCTCTGCGAAATCTGGATACCTCTCGTCGAGAGCATCTTTGCTATGACTGATATGTGCTCCACTCTGTCTCACCTCCTGTTTCAGTGGGAACAGCCCTTTCCAGCTGTTCATCACGCTTTGATTGACAATCGCAGCTTTCTCCTCGTCCGTGCTCCCCATCCCGTCAAGCTTCTTGAGGAGCAGAGAAAAGGCATGCTCCGTAAGCGGTGCTTTGATCTTCTTACGCATCTCCACAAACCCCTCAAGAGCTTCGAGGAGGTCGGGATTCTGTGTGTAGGATTCCAAAGACAGACCCGTCGGCTTTTCTTTTTGTATTTTCTTTTTAGTCTTAGTCATTGTCTCTTGTCTATATATGTGTGCAGTTTGTGGTGCAGTATTTAGTGCACTATTCGATGCAGTTTCTAGTGCAGTTTGTGGTGCAGTATTTAGTGCACTTAATGCACCCTTTTCTTCACACATATCATTCAGACGATAAAGCGTTGGTTGACCTTTTTTCCCCTGCTTGAACTCTATGAACCCGAGCCTTTTCAGGAGATTCCTGTTCTCGATGAGTGTATGTGCACTATTTAGTCCGACTTCTAACATTAGCCTCTGATTTGTCGCTCCGAACCATTCCGTCCAGCCGGCACGATTGTTTATGAGAAACAACCTGAAATAAAGTGCTTGGGCTACGGGCGGGACTAATCCCATGCTAGAATCATAGTAAGATTTTAGAAGTGTCATATACTGCCGCATACATTCACCTCCTTAATTTTTATATGAATGGAGATGCTACTCCGTCAGTTCTACAGCAGAGGGTTCATACGGGCTGCGTCTGATACGTCCAGATGACCAGTCCTGCTCGAATTGAATACCTTCATCGAACTTCTTGCCACCATAGGCATAGAACGAATAATCAAATCCATAGATAATCTGCCACACTTCATCAACACAAGCTGCCGCGTCAACGAACACCTCACTCGCCGTAAAGCGAATGACGAGCATGTTCTTTTTCATAAGGAAGCGTTCACGCGCGTAGTCATTAAGGCGTTGCGCCTTCGTCTTATGTGACTCGTGTCCGTCGATTTCTATGGCGACCTTGATCGTGTCTACCTGGAAACGATAGTCGACAACAAAATCGACGATGTATCCACCACATGGAACTTGCGGGCGTATTCGCGCAGAACGAATCCCCCGCTTTTTTTCTTCTTCTCCACGCTCAATCCATGCGTTATAGAACATAGTTTCAATGTCATTCACAATATTCACCTCGCTTCTCTATGGTCTAGGGAGCTTGCTCCACACAATCACATCATCATTCAGCATCTCAGAAATTTCTTCAAAGTCCCACATGACAGCGCGAGTATCATCTAAGCTTGAGACAAAATCTGCATCACAGCAAATCATAACTTCATTCTCTCTTGCCCCTTGAGCATTCACAATAAGTTCTAGAGTTGCGATTGCGCCATCATATTTGGATACACCTATCTCCTTCTGATAGATTTCAAGTCCCTTGGAATTTTTATATCCCAATGGTTTAAATCCATACTCTTTCAGGCGTTCCAAGTCTTTGACAACAAACATATCATTCACCTCGCTTTCAGCCGATACACTTTCGCGATGCGCTCATCAATCTTCACCGGCTCGATGATGTACCGCCGTAGAAAATCCTCCTGCCCGATGCTGTGTATCTCCGTGTGATGCTCCCTGCAAAGAGGCAGCGCACGCATCCCGATGTGGCATATCTCCTTGCGGTTACGTCCCATTCCAACTGCATCTACATGATGCAGCTCCGCTTTCCTGCCACACACCGCGCATCGCTTGTTCATGAGGCACGCCCACACATAGCGCGGGATATCCTCTGATAGCTGATAGAGCGGTTCCCCTACATCTACCCCATGTAGGAGGCAGAAGTCGATGAGGTACGTGATAAACAGCCGCGCTGTTGTCATGTCGCAGTTCGAGAGTGAGAATGACCGCCGCAGTGTCTCCGCCTCGCCAACAAACATCAGCTTGAGCATTTCCTTCATGCACTCCAGCGGGGTATAGCCCCACCACGCGGCGATGTAGGAGATCAGCACATAGGCTTTCTTTCGCTGCTGTGTACTGATACGGCGCTTGTCCACGAACTCCACGCCGACGCTTGAATGGCAGTCATAGAGCTTATCTATGCGCTCCGGGAAGGGGACAAAGATATTGATACCTCTGTCCGTCTCTCCAACAACGCTGCCAACCAGAATCATTTGATCTCGCCCGTCTCCGGGTCAACGTTATCTGGCGCGTCCTTTGCCGCACTCATAAACTTGTTCGGCTTCGGTGCCCCCTCAGTGGGTGTGTCCTCGACTTCAACGGCCTCAGCATCGATGTAGTCCGTCTCGTCTGCCTCGCTGACCATATCCGCCGCAATTGATGTCTTGATGGTCTCGTCTGCGCTCAGCGTACGCGCGAACTCGGTCTTGATCGGTGCGTATTTGAGGCACGCCTTGAGAACGGTCTTTTTTGCCATCTCGTCAAAGTTTGTCGTCCACGGAGACGTATAGCCCTTCTTGTACGCGAAACTGTACTTTTGCGCGAAAGCCTCTACTTCAGCGCGGCTCATTACATGGAATCCGTAACCGTCACTCTTGGTTTTGAACATAGCGTAGTAGTGCGTGACAGCACCTTTCTCGCCTGTTGCCGGAATGTGTTTGAGTTTCGGTTCAAGCCCGAACTCATACTCAAATGTATCGTTTTCGTAGACTTCGTGCGCCTGGATGATGACGACCTCACCGCTCCGATACGCAAGGTCAAGAAGCCCTTTGTAACCGAGCTGGAATTGGCACTCCATTGTCCCGTGGTTTTTATACGGGATAAGATACGCCTGTCCGAGCGGTGTATTCGGCTCGACGCCCAGCTGCGCCGCCTGCATCATTGCTCCGAGGAAACTGGCCGGCGTACACTCACGCAGTGTTGGATTCGTGCTGAGTGCCGTGAGCACCATGCGTGTGAAGCGTTCGGGAGTAAGGACGGAGGGCAGTGCTTTCGCGATCTGCCCCTCCATCGAAATGATGAGGTCTTTGATTGACTTCTGCTGCTGTGCCGCCACGTTCTTCTGTTCCTGCGCTTTCTGGATTGCGCCGCCTTTTACACTTGCCATGATTGATTTCTCCCTTCTTTATCTGTCAGCTGATCCGCAGTACTCGGGTTGGCTTGCCCTGCTTGGCATACTTGGCGTAGATTTCCGGCTCCTTTTCTTTGAGTGCCTTACTGTCGATGGTTGTGCGCCCTGCCTGTGCCTTCCATGAGACTTTGTAATCTCCCGCATATCCGAGCTCGTAGCTCCCCATCATCTTGCGGAGCTGATTCTTATAGAACTCGCTGTTGTTTTCGAGGTCATTTTTCGCATCCTCGATTTTACGGATTTGCTCGATGATCCCCACTGCCATGCCTGGAAGCGTTAACGGCTCAGCGATGCCGCCCTGAAACTCTGCGACGAGGGCATCCTTGCAGCTCTCGCTTCCGTCCACCTCCGGCATGATACCCTCCTGCACCTTATGCCAGAACTCAGTCTCTGCTCGGAACAGGAGATCAATCTCTTTGTCATTGCGTGGAATCTCCTTCCACACGAACCTATTCCCGCCGATGAGCACCGCGATGTACCACAGCTCGCAGCCCGTGACCATCATGTAGTGCTGACATTGCACATAGTAGGCGGCGGGCACTTCGTCGTCCTCCCACTCCTTTGCCGAGAATCCGTTGCAAGTCTTGCACTCAAGGCCCGCGTTCTCGCCGATGACCATACGGTCGACACTTGCTATGATGTATGGGCAACCATCCATCTGCAAGAGCCCGCGTCGCTGCACCTTCTTTCCTGTCAGCTCACAGAAACGTTTCGCGACCGCCTCCTCGAGTACCTTACCCCAGTAGACGTATTCGTTCTCAGAGAGATCATCCGGCTCTGCCTTGCCCGTCTTCTCGAGCCAGAGCTGAAAGGGAGACTTCCAGCGGTTCAGCCCGACGACAACAGCAGCGTCGCTGCCGCCAATTCCTGTGCTTCGCGCTTCAAGCCACTTCTTCTCGTCCGTCATCTCTGCGACGGACATAATCAGCTTAGCCATCACTCCTCCTCATCTATCTCATACGCTGCCGCCGAAAATTCCTGTTCGTCGAAATCAAACGCCTTGAACAGATCGCCACGCTCCATATCCTCGACGATCTCCTCTGCCTCCTCCTCAGATGAGGCTGTTACCTCGACAGCCCCCTCAATACGGAAATTTACCCTGTATCTCATGTTTGCTATTCCTCCTATTCCGTGATATACTCACGGTAGTTCAATTCATTTCTGCGCTCAGAGCGGTTGCCGCCGCTCGGGCGCTTTTTCTTTTGTCAGCTCGCGCAGCAGCATCTTCTGCAGTTTTCCTGCGCAAGATCGGCAAAGCTCAAATGTAGCGGCTGGACCTCCGAGGTCCATTTTGATGATCTTGCCGGACTGTTTTCCGCATGCCCAGCAATAATCGCCTTTGCGGTTTGTCGTTACTCTCATTTCTCCACCTCCTCATTGAGTGCTGCGTTCAACTCGTGCATCCGGGCGATTGCCTCGCTCTGCGTGCCGTATATCAGCACGTCAACCTCCGCGACGCCGTCTACCATGCGGAATGCCCTCCAGATCGGAAGTATGCCGCCATACACTTCACGGCAAACTTTCCATTTCGTCATTGACCCACCTCCATCTGTTCAGGTCTATCAATCCGCAGCGAAAAATCACTTCCGGAGTTTTCTGCTTTTTCCACGATGTAGGCTTTTGCCTCATCGTGTGTCGGGAAATTCACGGTCTCTTCTTCAAAGATCATTCCCATCGCCGAATCAGCGATTTCGACGCTTGTTCCTCCATCCCAGAGATACGATAACTGAGATACGCCGCTGTCGCTTCGCGTCAGAAGGAGCAAGCTTCTTGTCCCTTCCACAGCCTCTTTGACGGAGCCGCGGACTTGATAGCCCTGCATCCATTTCTTCATTTCTGTCCCTCCTTCACCCAGTACGTCACCTTGATCTTATCGCCGGGGTAAATCTCACCCTTGCGTTCGAGGAGCCACGGATTGAGCTCTTCAATCCCCGATTTGTACTCGAGGATGTACCGGCGCGTGCCGGTATTTTTCTCAAGGTACTCCTCTGCAATGTCCCAGAGCGTATCGCCCGGGCGCACCGTGTAGGTCTCCTCGACGAGGACGGCCCCTCCGTCGTCCCACGGATTGACAGCCCCCGAACAAAGGGCTGCGGTGGCTACGAACGCGCCGCCAATTAAGACGTGTTTCCAAAACTCACGCATTCTGTTTCCTCCTCTCTTTCAGCTTGCCCGTATAACGCGGTAGGCTATGAATGTACTCCACAACCCACGAATAGGGCATCTTCCTGTGCGTGCTACTCGGGTCCGTCAGCACGTACGGCAGTTCTCCTCTATCCATCCGCAGCTGTACAGTGCGCGACGAACACCCAAGAATCGCCGCAATCTTTTTCACACTGAGAAGTCTCTCCTCTGGCACCTCTGCGGGCGGAGGCGGCAGAGCAATCACCTCCGGCAAATTCTCTATGATGCTCTGCGTTACCGCCTCCGACTGCGCCGCTACCTTCTCAGCGGCGATGCGCTCGACTGCATCCGTGAGCACCTTCACGATGTCCACGGCTACTGCGTCAGCCGCTTTCCTTGGCATATCCTCACCTCCAGAAATAGACCGCCAGTATGGAGAACAGCATAACCGGCGCTGTCAGGCAGACGATCGTTATAACGAAGTCCCAGTCTATGACACCCCGCACATACTTCACCTCCTATCGGCATCCACGCCCCGCCATCTTTGCTATCTACCATGATTCGCCTTGTAACTGAGACGGAGCGTGACCTGCCATCATCAGCCATGAACTTCCATCAAGATCACTCCGAAAAGATATGCGAGCAGAATACAGGCAGCCGTTCCGACAAATCCCCCTGCGCTGCAAACGAGAAGTAACACCTTCCAATCCAAACGCCGATTCGCTTGCATGGTGTAGATTGTCCGCCGTAGGAAATGATCCTCATCCTTCTGCCAAAGCCTGTATTCCACAAGCAACATCTTGATGTCCGATAGTGTCTTTTCCTGCGGTTCATTCTCCTCCCACGTTACACCGATGCGTGCCTTCAAATACTTATTGCATTCGGCGCTTGTCTTCGGTGTAGAATACTTCATCCCCTCACCTCCTTTGCCTCTTGTTGAGAGGTGGATTTGTTCAATGTTCTGTTTCATAACGTATTTTTACACAAAAAATCTACACTGCACTCCAAAACTTCAGAAAGGCGGACAAGCATTTCTGAATTAACCCGATTTGTTCCACTTTCCCAAAGTGAAACAGTCTCACGAACCACTCCAACTTTTTGAGCTAATTCTAGTTGAGTTAAACCTTTACTCAAACGGGCGGCTTTCAGTCCTTCCACTATATCCCTCCTCTCAAGTCGACGGGTTATCTTTCATTACATTACCGATTATACGTTATGAAAAATAACTTGTCAAGCAAAAAGTAATTTAAAATAACGTATTTTATATTCTCTTTTTGTAATGTATAATTACGTTATGAACAATCACTTTTAGAGGCAGGTGAAATGATGAATACTGGAAAACGATTGCGAGAGTTACGTGAGGCAAAAGGCTTATCACAAGAAGAAGTAGCGAAGGCTATAGGTGTAGGGCGTGTTACATATCTAAAATATGAAAATGGCGAAAATCGTCCTGTCCGAAAACTAAAGGAACTTTCTTCTTTTTTTAAGGTTTCCATAGACTATCTGCTTGGTAATTCAGATTCTCTTACTACCCCCACTGGACAAAAGATTGACGCACGCACACGTCGCCAGCTCGAAAAAGTTCTTGAGGACGACGAACTTACATATAACGGTGTAGTTTTGAACGCAGAGGACAAAGAAAGAGTAAGGAAAGCGCTTGAGCTTGCCTTCTGGGATATAAAAGAGATGAACAAACGCAAGAAGTAAGGGAACGAGAGAA